TGTGAGAAATCTGCAATGGAATATCATCACTACGTGTAAGAAAGAGAGTGAATTCAAGGATTATCAGTCTAAGAAAATCCACAAGAAGAAGATCGTCATAAAGAACTTGAGGAAAGATTTGGATCATACCATCAAGAACATACCACTTTATAAAGCTGCGAGAAACCACACACATCCAAATTGTGCAGTGGAGAGGACGGCAGTAACAAATTATCTAGTGGATATAGTTAAGAATGATGGCCGTGTTCCTTATATAGTGAGCCGAAGTGAGCAAGACCAACTTAATGGAGTAGATGGAACTCGGCATTACTATTTTTCCAAGGACTTGAGCATGGATTATGCGTCGACTAAGGTTGGCAATAATCATGTGTTCATTATGACAGACGTGGACTATTATTTGGACATGAATAAATACTTGCAATATTTCAAACCAACTCTGATCTACACATTTATACCATCATCAGCTGGTTACAGGGATAAAGAAACTAGTTATTTCTTTAAAGACAACCGAGTCCACTATAATGTGAGTGGGGGAGCTAGTTATGATCATGAATTATGGGATTATACTGGCGATATAATAACTGTGATTGATAAATATCGTAACCTTTTGGTGTTCGATGTGACGCAACACGTCATAGAGAACAGCCCAAACCGACGAATCATCACTATATTGCCAAAAGTTTGTGTCCCATATCCATACTATCAACGTGACATAACCCAAGCACCACTCAAGCGAAAGGTGTTGACTAAGAACAGCGTGTCTTTCATCGATTGCGCTCATAGCGAGTTTTACTCACTTGCCATAGCAGGATCGACCGAATCATTTGAAGTTCGGAAATCTGTTTATCAGGCCATTGAACATCGCCTGAAAACTAAAACCAGCGGACCACCCACGATAGCAGATGTGGAACAATTAATGCACCAAACATCGCGTGATGATGAAGATAAATCTAATTTCAAAATAATGGCGTGTCATTTGCATTGCATAATGACCAAGAATGTGGAGTTTGAGAGAAACGTAATAGCTACTAGTACATTGCCAACGCATTATGCGCCTTTGGGCACACTGAAAACTGTGGACAGTAGCTCGCCGGGCCAGGCCGTAACAAGTCCTCTAGCACGAGAACCAGCACTCTTTGCTGCTAAGAGCTTAGCTTCCGATGAGGTTATGACCGAAAAACGAG